CACCCAGGATAGAGAGGCCTTGCCATGAAAATTGTAACGCGTCACGTAGGATGAGAAATTTTTGCATGTAATTTGAGAAATGGCAAGGCGGGTTTTCTCGGGGCGCAAAAATCCTGTTCGATCTGAAGGGCTCGATCGACAGGGGCGGGTTGGGGACGAAATGGGATGGAAAAGCGGAAGTTCCGCTCGTCTTAATAGTCGGTCATCATGCCTCCAGTCGGGAATGGGCGCACGGGCTGTTTCCCCTCGCCCGGATAGGATTATGACTCAACCCTTAACGGAAACGTACCCCATACGACGCCGTTTGAGTTCGTTGGATCGTAAAGCACCAGGGTCGCCGTGTAATTGCCTGCCGACAGCCCCGATTCGCCGCCCAGCCGCAGCATGATCTTGCCGGTGGTGCCGGTCTCGGAAGGCGCCCACTTGATGGGCCACGCATCGGCGTCCGTGTCTGATATGGTGGTCTCATCCTCGTCGTCGAGGATTAAATCGATCTTGGTGACATCCTCGAGGGACTGCGCCACGCCGTCTGCCTTGAGCAGGAGGTCGATGGTATTGTCGCGTCCCAGATAGACGATTTCGACGCTCATGGGGACCTCCTCGTCATATCAGCTCAGGGAAACATCGAAATCCCCGGCATTGAACCGTACCGTGTCTCCGCTCTCTGGGGTCTGCGGTGTGATATCGTTCTCGTACCACAGGATATTACCCCCGGTGGCGGCGTCCGCGATGAACGCCGCGGTGATCTCCCCCCAGGACCCGGTGGGAGAGGAGAATGTGGCGGTCGTGTTGTTGGTCACCGCGCCCCCCGATGCTGCGGACCAGTCCCCGAAATCGAGCCGCGAGTATCCATTGCCGCCGGGTTCGGTCACCGTGGATCCGGTGGTGGCATCCGACAGGTCCGCGGTGGCAAGCCCCAGGTAGGTCTGCGGCGCGGTGAAGGACTGGTTGCGGAAGGCGAAATCCAGGAGCGTGTTTGCCAGGTAGTCGGAAAGCCCCACGGAGGACGTAAAGGATATCACCACCTCTCCCGATGCCACCACGGGCGTGTTGCCCGCCACGATGGTCTGCGCGGTCGAAAGGGCGCCGTGCGCCAGCATGTTGCCCCCGGAGGCGGCATCGAAAATCGCGTAGTGCGTGATGGTGCCCTGGCTGCCGGTCGCCTGGTCAAAGGTCACGTCCCCTGACTGCGTGATGCTCCTCGATGCTGCGGCGGCAAAGGTGATTGCCTTGCGCGAGTAGCCCCCGGAGGAGGGCTCGGCAAGCCCGGAGGCATCGTCCAGGGGATCCGCGGTCGAATAGCCCAGATACACCGTGGCAGGCGGCGTGTACGCCGTGTTCTCGAACACGTGATCCAGGAGCTGGTTTTCCAGGTAATCCGATATGCTGCCCATCTATAAACCCTCCCCAAAAAAGTTTAAACGGACTCCACGGTGCGGTCGGCTGTCAAGGAGGTCAGGCTCCTCCGGGTCGTAACGCTCGACAGGGTCCTGGGTGCGGTGAGAGACTCGATGGTGAGATCCACGAGCGCGCCGAGCCCCCCGGTCACAAGCGTTATGGTGGATGTCTGTGAAGCCCCTGCGATGGCGGCTGCAAGGAGCCTGGTCACCAGCATGTCAAGGGCCGATGCGTCGGCCCCGGCTCCAATGGCGGCAGTGAGCGCGCGGGTGACGTTGAGGTCGATTGCGGCTGCCTGGGATATATCCTCCACCACGCAGAAGTCGCGCACGCAGATGTCACCCGAAAACATGTCGGTGTAAAATCCGAACGTGGCTGCCGCATCGGTCACCGTGGATGTGAAGCTGAACGAATGGGTGGTCCAGTCCGCGGTGGTGCTTAAGACATCACTTGAAAAGCTGGGGGATCCTGCGGCAGCCCGCGCGATGAGTATCACATTGGTGGACCCGGTCCCGGATTTGACTGACATGGACATGGTGTATCTGCGACCCTCGGTGAGAGACGCGGTAAGATAGGTGTCCTCCTTTGCGGGCTCTTCGAACCTGTAACACTCATCCTCGGCCGAAAAGGTGAGGCTGTTGGAGGCGTCCACGGTCCACTCGCCGGTCCGATCGATATGCCGCGCGTTGTCCCATAAGTGCCACCCGGGCGATGCCTGCAAAAGCCTTGTCACCGCAAGATCCACGACCGCCGCGGAGGACGAAGCGGCGATATCGGCTACGAGCTCGATGATCCCTGCCACCGAAAGCGTGATCTCCGAGGTGTCCGATTCCCCCGACACGGCGGCTGAAAGCGCCCGGACCACTTCCATTGCCGCTGCGACCGTCTCGGATGCCCCGGCAATGGAGGCTGAAAGCGCGCGGGTGACGTTGAGGTCGATTGTGGCTGTGCCCGATGTCCCCGCAATGGAGGCTCCAAGGGCTCGCGTGACCGACATGCCCGCGGCCTGGGCGGAAGACGCCCCGGCGATGGAGGCCGAAAGCGCCCGGGTCACGTTGATGTCCGCGGCGCCGGTAGAAGATGCTCCCTCGATGGATGCTATCAGCTCGCGGATGGTGCCTGCGGCCCCTGCCTCATAATACGTCTTCACCTGGCCCCAGGTAACGCTATACTTATCTGTGGGCTCCTCATCCTGTCGGATAACCCGTCCCCAGGCTGTTATGTAAGGAATATAAGCCATTACGTCACCGAGGGTTCCGGATCAAGCGCGATGTAGGCACTGGCCTCATAGCGCTTGAGTTTTAAGGTAAAGTAAACCGTTCCTGCCTGGCTGGGATTGACCGTGATGCTGAGGTCGTTCCAGGAGTCATTCGTTACACTGGAGGGATTTGCTGTTGTTATGGCTCTGTGCGTTCCTGTAGATTCATCCAAGTACCACGCCTCCAGCTCAATGTCCGATGTGCTGAGTCCGGACCAGCCTGTAGGGTAGATCTTCCAGGTGTATGTTTTGGAGCCGCTGGATTGGTAGCGTTGTTCTTCATGTTGTAACCAATGCTCAGAGGAACAATAACTCCCAGGGACCATTTTAATGTAGGTGGTAGATCCGCTAGGAGGATTGATTGTCGCATCTTCGTCAACGTTGTAGACTTCCCCCGATGTTGCCGCGATCTTGAATTTATCTGATTCCCCTTGCCAACCAGAGATACTAATCGGCCTAATCGTAGATATATAACGATCACTAGATACAGAAAACTCGTTAGTGGCATCAATTAATACATTTTCACCTCTTGGATCCAAATTGACTGCTGAGGCCGATCGAATCCCATTGGTAAAGCTTGTTATTCTTCCAATAGTTACATTTTTTAGCCTGGTAAATGGATTCCCATAAGCGTAAATGCCAGAACTTGCGTTGCCGCTGGGACCTTTGTTTATATGAACGTCTCTCAAAAAACATCCAAGCGCATAAACCGTCCAAGATGTGCCCATTGCATTCCACAAATATGTGTTTTCGACTTCACACTCTGTATTTTGACCAGCAAGCCAAAGCAAACCTACCCCATCATGGATTAAGCAATTTTTTACTTTCTTCGGTAAATAATAAATTAAAGCATAACTTCCAGAAGAAGCAATATTTTTCAATTCAAAATTAAACAGGTACCACCAGAAATCATATTCGAATTTCATGAGACTAAAAGACCCTCCTCCACCATCAAGGGCAGGTCTCACTTTGCTATCACTATCCCACCCCTCATCAATCCCTGACTGTGGGCGGTTGGAGTATTCCTCGGTTTCCAAGGTGATGGTATACTGATCGCTGGTGGCGATATCGTTGGGGAGGGGGAAATCAAGGTAAACTGTATCATTCGTGGCATCAAACCAAATGACCATTCTTTTGAGGCCGTTGTTGTTACCGCTCGTGAATTCGACCTCCGCTCCTATCCAGTAGTTATCATCCTCAGTCAGATCAGAGTCCACAAATTGCCATTTGGCCTTGTCGAATCCTAAGTTATCGGTTCCAGAGGGCACGGAATCAACCGTGTAGCCCGTATGCTGAACCCGAAACGGCCAGCCGATAAGACGGTGAGGGGCATTGTAGGAGCCATTATTGGTTGGAGAGAGTTGGGCAGTAATCGAGATATCAGAACTCAGCCTCCTCACCCAAATGTCCCACTCGCTGCCTGGAGAGGGAGCGTTGGGGGCATCTGCAAGGGGACCAGCTATGGTATTATAGGCCCCGACTCCCCCATCACTGGCGGCTTGAGCGGCGGTAGTACCGTCCCCATTGTAGGTTGCGGAAGTGTCTACGTAGCGATTGACAGCCATTAGTCTATCTCCCTGAACTTATAGGTCGCAAGGGTTGTCAATGCGCCCTCACTGGTTTCTGCCGCCAGTTTTTCCTTCACAAACCTCACCACCCGGTCTGGCGCATAGAGCGTGTCGGGAAACTCCTTGTTGAACCAGGCAACATAGGCATCAGAGGACACGGTCTTCTTGGCAGCCAGCATCTCCCTTACCCATTTGACCGTAGCGGCGATGATCGTTCTCAGCTCATCATCATCGGTTGTCTCTTTCTCAATCGGATTGGCCTCGTACTCCAACTCTTTTTCAAGTTCTTCGAGCCACTCGGCTTTCCTGGCATCAATCCATTCCGAGGTTGGTTTGATCGTATAGCAGGCTCGGGTCCAGACCCTGTTTCCGTCCCTTGCCTCAAGACAGAGGCGGTACCTTCGACCTTCTTTTTGTATGGCTGACGCTGTTATTTTTACTGTCATTGCTTACCCCCTTATCGCCCCCGGGATCCGCCGCCGGTCACGGCCTCGGCATCCCCACGCGGGGGCGCTTTCCCTTCCCTTGTGCCTACGGTGGACAGGCGCAGCACCGGAAGCGGCGCTTGAGGGGCTTGAGAGCAACCCCGCCGATGGCGGGGGAAAACCATCTGCTTTCAACCTTGTGCACCGTCAACGGCCTTCCCCGCGGCTTCCAGCGCCCTGATGCGGTCCTCGAGCGCGCGGTATTTGCTCGTTTTGGTCTGTCTGGTCCATTTGGTCTTTCTGGTCTTTCTAGTCCGACTCAATGACTCACAGACTCACCGACCCAATAGACCCAACGACCCAATAGACCCAATAGACCCACCGACCCAACTAACCCAATGAACCCAAGCAACCCACCATCAGCTATTGGCCCAAACGATGTTGACTCCGCGGATATACCAGCCGCTAGAATAATCGTCTTTGCACTGGATATAGAGCTCCTTCCAGGCGCCCGGCGTCCACCCCAGACCGGAGATGTCCCAGGATGACGATAGATTCACCCATCCGTAATTCGTGCTGTTGCGGCTCACTTGCCCGGATGCGTTGGATCCATCAGAAAGCCTGCAGAAAGCCGTGTCGCCTGAACCGGCCTTCAGTTCGACTGCGAACGTGAGGCGAGTGAACGTGCCGGGGTAATAGATCCGAATCGTCTTTGCGGTGACATAACCACCGCCGCTGCCGGAAACCTCGCTATCATCCGACCAGGCGCTCACCGTGCCGTCGGGCAGCACCACCTCCCTGCTGTTTACACCATCGTGGTCATGGCCGTCCGTGTTGTTCTTGATGTCGTAGACGATCGCGTAGTCATCTCCCACCTGGACCCCGTCGCTCACGAGGGTGTCCCCGGTCAGGGTGAGGGAGGTGGAGTCATTGGCGTCGATGGTGTAGCGGTTGCCCGTGGCAGCGCCTGACGTGATCACCAGGGTCCGGTATCGGTGCTCGTTTGTGCTCCAGGACTTCGTCGAGTCCGTGAGCACCGTCTCCGTAATGGACGTGACGGTGCCGGTCACCCCGGTGCCCAGGAGCAGGAGCACGAGGGTGTCCAGGTACTGCCTGAGTGCCTCAGTTGTCCATTCGTTGTCCGGAGAGTCTGCATCCAGCTCCCCCGGCAAGACGAAACGAAAGTTACTGATGGCCTTGAGAATCTCAGCGCCCATGATCGTCCTCCGTTTGGCCTGTCTGGTCTATCTGGTCTGTTTGGTCCATTTGGTCTGTTTGGTCTGTCTGGTCCATTTGGTCTGTTTGGTCGAACCCAACAAACCCAAGCAACCCAACAAACCCAATGAACCCAAGTAACCCAATGAACCCCTCACGGCATGATATAATAGGGCGCGTCATCCGCCGCACCCAACTTGTTGGACGAATCCGCGATGAACCCATATCGTCGCTGCTCGCTCGTACAGTGATCATAGTCCGCAAACAGCACCTTCCAGCCCACTTCGAGATCCATCCCCGCGTTGTCGATCTCAACCGCTCCGGTGGTGGTGTTGACGGAGAGCACGGTGACCGCGGAGACCTTCTGCCGGGCCATTTCGTCCCGGATCTGGACCTCGGGTTCGGTCAGCACGGCATATTTTGCTGCGTCCGCAACAGACACGGTGAAGTGCTCGCGATCCGTCACCCCGGTGATCGTCATGACCGGGGAGATCGCGCCCCACCTCATCCCGGTCCAGTCGGTGTCCAAAAGCGTGATGCGGCAGACGCCCTTTCGGTAGTCGACGCTGCTCTCGATGATCTCCATGTACCGCGCGGACAGGCCGCGGGAGCCCGTCTGCAGGTCCGGCAGCGCATCGTTCGTGACGGGCACGATATCGCCCGGCTCTGACAGGTGCCGCGAGAAAAAGGCCTGGACCGAGACCTTGGGAGGCGGGGCCGCGTACCGGGCCAGGACCTGGGTGGCGCGGCGATCTATAAAGGCCTCGCCCCGCATTGAAGTCCGGATGCCTTTGCTCTTGACCTCCAGGGGCTGCTTGCCCGGCCCGCGGTTGGCCACGCTTGTCGAGTCCGTATAGAAATACTCGGAGTCGTAATCGCCCGTGTCGGCGTCGTGGTCCACCTGGAACGAGATCTCGTTGATCATGGCGGAGAGGTTTTGGTCCCACGAGGGCACGCCCATGATGACGTCGTCGTCGAACGCCTGGTTGGTGGAAAGCCCATACGGCGGGTTTGTGTGGATCACGTCGTACAGGCCGTTGCCCCGGACGGCGGGATAGAGCCCGCACGGCTTGAGGATCTCGCCTTCGACGAACCTTTTCGCGGTCATGCGCTGCCGGATGTCGAAGAAAAACTTGACGCCCGGGAACCAATGGTCGCGGATCTCCTCGATGTGAGAGACGGCCACGAGGTCCTGGTCGATGCCCACGGCGTTTTCCGCATCGTACCAGTCGTAATCCCCGTTGGTGCCCGCGCCCGTGCTTGTGAGGACCGCGAGCAGGATGTTGAGCGGGTTGCCCGACAGTATCACGGGCTCATCTTCGGCGCCGCGGAAGATCTTGCGCTGGAGCCATCGCTGCAGGTCCGAGATCACCACGTCATAGCCCGCCCCGTCGCGCCACAGCCTGATATCCGTGACCCATCCGGTCAAGATCTCCAGCATGTCGGCCTCGTCCATGTCCGCGTAGCCCGCCTTGAGTACGGCCTTTTTACGGTGCAGGTTGTAGGCGTCGTTTGCGATGAGGGCCGTGATCTCGCCGTCATGGTCCAGGAGACCGCATGTCACCTGTCCCACGGAGGAGCGGCCCTCCTCGGGCGTGATCTGCCGGCTCTGCCCTTTGGGGACTTCGAGGTATGCCTTGAGGGTGTTCGTGGGCGAGCCGATCCGGGTGGAGGTACAGTAGTCCGTGGTTTGTCCGTCGAAATGGAGCAGGTACACCGGCGCCTTGACGGCCTGCGCGTTGGATGCCAGGTATGTGGACGATGCGGTCTTCATGGGTTCCTCTAGCTCACTTCACGGAACTTGAGCTCGATGTCCGTGTAAAGCGCAGGGGCCCCGCCCGAAAAGACATCGAGCGCGTCCTGGTCCAGGACCACCTGCGGCCAGTGCCACAGGTGGCGGAACGCGTCGCCCGCAGCGTAGCCGTATTTCAAGTCGTCTTCGGCGGTGATGCTTACGCCGGCAGAGATGGAGGCAATTTTCAAGGCCTCGAAATCATCGCCCGAGGCCTCCTTGATGAGGCAATCATCACCCACCGCGAACCCGGTGGTGGAGGTCACGGGGATGACCTTCTGCCCGCTGTTGGCGGATCCGTCCAGGGTGGTGGCTTCATCCTCGTCCGAACTCACCGAGAGTTCGAACTCCCGGCCGAGGCGTGCATACGCCCAAAAGGCATAGAGGGCAAAGGCCTCGGCCCGGGTCCAGGCCTGGCAGGTGAGCGCGATTTCCTGCCAGTCGCCGTAGGTTATGGATTCGTGCTTGCCGCTCACCGTGTAATGGACGTTGCGGTTTTGCTTGAGCCTGACCGCCACGCGGCCGATGACGGGCAGCTCGAGGGACTTGGAATCATAGACGATGAGCCCCGGCATGGATCATTGCTCCGCCACGGCCGCGGACTTGATATACACGTTCCTGGTGTCCACGGCCTCGTTGATCTTTTCGGCCAAGCGGTCGACGAAAGCCTCGTCGCCGTAAAAATCCCCCTCGATGATGATCGTCAGAGACCCCTTTTCCTCCTCGGCCGGAAGGCCCGTTGCCGGGTTGGCTTCATACACACCCACTGCGGCCCCGCCGCCGCCGCCTCCCAGGCTGCCGCCTGAACCCTTTGCCGTCGCGTACTGACCGATGCTCTGGGCAGCGATGGCCGCGGCATTGACCAGACCCATCTTGAGCACCGCTGAGGCCAAAGGGATGGTGGCAGGGGGCCCGGGCGGAGAGGCAAGGGCCTCATTTGATGCCAGGAACGCCGACATTACGGCCAAGCCGGTCTGAAACGTGCGCTGCATGATGAACTGCTTTTTGGCGTCCTTGTTCCAGATGGATATGATGGCGTTTCCGGTGGCGGCGGCAAGATTCATATAGGACTGCTGAGTCTGCCGCCGCACCTGGAGCAGCCGGCGCTCGAGGTTCTCCGCTTGCCTGGCGCGATCCTCGTCGATGGCGTTCATTGTCTCGGCATGCCGGCGGTTGGCCTCCTCCATTGACCCGTAGAACATCGATGCCGCGTCCATCATGGCGCCGTATTCGGTCTCGACGGCGGCCATGCGCTGTTCGCGGCGCTCGGCCTCGCGGAGCACCGCATCCTCCAGGGCCTTTTCCAGCCGACCGTGGGCATAGAGGGTCTCCCGGGCCTGGAGCTGGTACATTTCGGCCTGCTCCTCCGCCCGGGCCATCGCGGCGTCCCGGCCGCCGCCGCCGGTTTCCACCTTGCCCGGACGAGGCTCCGGTGGCGCAGGCAGGCCCGAAAGGTCGAAGAGCAGGCCCCCGGGGTGGCCCTTGCTCCGCACGCTGTCGATCGTGCGATTGATTTGCTCGATTCGAGCCTGCAGGACCTTGACACCCAGATCCGCCTCTTCCTGCGTAATATATCCGGGGAGCCAACCGAGCGCCTTATCGGCGAAATCGGTCCCGGACGCCGCGGCCTGATAATGCGCCAACTCCAGTTCCAGCTCGCGCTTTTGGGCCTTGAGCCTGTTCATGAACAGGTCGCCTGTTAAGCCAAGGGACTCCTTGGCCGCTTTGGCTATGCTGTTGAAAGCAACCACGATATTGGTAATGGCAGGCAGAAGCGTCTCTCCGAGGGCGGCCGACAGATCCTCCATGTTCGCCTTGAGCTGTTTCATCTGGTTGGCATACCCTCCGGAGGTCCTGGCCATATCGCCGACTGCGGCCTTGGAGCCCCGGACCATGAGGGTAAAGGCGGCCTGCGCCTTATTGGCGGCGGTGAGCTCGTCCTTTGTCCGGGCAAGCCCCATCCGCATGGCTTCCTGCTGTACCACGGCGGCGTTGAGGACTACGCCGTATTTCTTCATGGTTTCGTAATTGCCTACCAGGGCGCTCTGGATATCGTCCATCACCCTGGCCGTGGGCATGTTGTTGAACGAGCCCAGGTCCGCTGCCAACTTGGTTACCTCGAAGGACATGTCGCCTGCCTTCTCCGCGGCCATGCCCATAGGCACCAGGAGGTCCTGGACCGAGGCCAGGAAGTGGCGCGATTCGCGGGCGCTCATGGCATAGTGCTCCTGCAAGCCAGAGGCCCATTTTCCGGCCTCGGCCTCCATCCCACGAAACACCACGCGAAACTTGCTGGAGGTCTCCTCCAGGTCGGAGGCGGCCCGGATAGACGCCTTGGCGAATAAACCGACGCCGTAGGCACCGGCCAGCAGTGCAAAGGCGCTTTGAAGTTTGCTGATGCGGCCGTGAAGGGTCTGGAAGTGCCGCCCCGTCTCCCGGGCGAAGTCCCCCGCTTCCCGGCCCACATCCCGGAACACCCGCCCTGCCTGGTCCTTGGCGGTAATGAGTATGTCTACTTTTTCATCCGGCATCGGTCTTTTTCGGCCTCTCTGACTTCCTGCTCTATGATGCGCATCTGCTCCATCGCCCGTGCCGGCTGGTCATAGAGCCCGCCTGCGCGGGGCAGGATGCCGTCGCGGAAAAAGGCGTAGTCCGAAAGCGCATCGAGCGATTCCGGCGTTACGTACTGCACGGGGCAGCGGCGGTATTTTTCTCCCGAGATCAAAATGAAATCGAAAGGGGCGTCCTTTTCGCAGTGCCGGGCCTCCGCAAGGCCCTGGGCCCGGCACTCATGGCACTGCCATAACAGGTTCCTGGCCGCCAGGGCCGCGGCCAGCCTCAGTTTTTTGCCTCGTCCTCCAGCACGAAGGTGAGGCGGTGGATTTGAAGGAACAGGCGATAGACGTCCAGGGCCTGGGCATCGGCGATCTGGTCCAGGAAATCGTGGCCCAGCACGGTGGATAGCACGGCTTCGACCAGGTCGTCGTTGTCCCTCCCGGGATCGATTTCGGCGATGTTGTAGCCCTCGGCCTTGAGCGCTTTTTTCTCGCCCCAGGTCAGGCCGCGCACCATCACCTTGCGCCCGCAGATTTCAAAGGGTTTTTCCATGCGCGTCTCCTCTGCCGTCTAGGTGATTTGGATCTGCCACTCGTCGTCGCCGGAGTTGAGGCAGCAGAGCCCCTGGACCTCCAGTGCGCTCACGCCCTCGCGCTCGGCCAATCCGACGGACTGGTACTGGACCTTGGGCGCGGTGATGCCGATGGTGTTGCCCGCGGCGCTCCCGATGGAGCAGGAAAAGGCCATCTGCGCGCCGTTTCGCCAGTTGCCCAGGAAGTCCTCGGTCGCCACCAGCACGTTCTCGGGGTCGAAACTCAGCGTGGGCCTGCGGTTGGTGATCACGGCCGACTTGTGCCCGCTCGCGCTGTTGGCATCGGGCCTCAGGGCCACCTTGTTGCCCAGATCGAGCTCCAGCTTGGAGACCACGGCGGAGTAGGAGTCGATGGTAAGGGAGGCGGATACGAACACGGGCGGCATCACGCTGTTGTAGGTCACGCCCGAGAGCATGGCCCCGTCCGTCTCGGACCAGTCCGCCCCGGTGAACTCGAAGGATATGATCCCCGGCTTGCCGGCCTCGAGCACGAGCTTGGCCGTGCCCCTGGCCCCCCACATCTTGTAGATCTTGCCGTCCAGGTACATGGCGAGCGTCGCGCTCGGGATCGACGAGGAGGCCGGCTTGTAGGTGGCCGACGTGGAGGCCACCAGGGTCTCGGAGACCCCGCAGGCCTTGAGCGCGTCGGCGAAATGGACGGAGTCGCCCGCCGCGGAGGTGCCCGCCAGCTCGACATCGAATGTCATTTTCGCCTGGCGTTTGCCCATGACGCCGGGGTGGGGCGAAAGAGATGAGCGCACCGGGTCACGCTCGTTGGGCTCGATTGCCGGTTCAAACTTGGGATTGAAGGCCAGGAAGGCGTCTGCAGCCTCCAGGGTTTCGGCCGCGCCTTCGGTGCCTTCGAGCTCGCAGGCCACCTGGCAGCGTTGAATCAGCATGACTTAGTCCTCCTTTTGGGCGTCCCTTGCGGGCGCTTTTTTCTTTTTGTCCCCGCCGCGCTGGATCTTTTCATACTCCTCCCTGGTGATCTTGCGGCCGGTCTTGTCGAAGTAGCGGGTTACGGCTACGGTCACGGTTTCCTTGATCATGATCTTGCACCTCCTCAGCCCGCCGTGCTGCGCCACCAGACCTCGAACTCGCGGCTGAATATGGCCACGCGGGGCGAAGCGGCGAGCGGCACGACCCGTTTGGACAGGCACCGGATGATATCCAGGCCCAGGGACGAAAAGTGAAGACAGGACAATACGTCGTTGAGCAGGTCGTAGACCCCTTTTTCGCCGGCGGCCGGTCCGCGCGCCGCGGCCGACGGTGAGCGCAGGTTCCTGGCGCAGCACCACACGGCGAACCGGCCCTTGTGGTCACACACGGCCGTAAGGCCGCTGTCGTCGTCTCCTCCGGCGTATGCCACGAGCAGGGCGGGATATCGTTTGACCAGGGCCTCTGCCTCGTCGGCCCGCTCCCAGGGCAGGCGGTCGAAGGTCTTGACGTATGAGGCCAGCGTGCCGTCCGCCTTGAGCGTGTCGATGATGGCGTCTTCTATCTGCTCGATGGTGTATCCGGAATAAGTCATGATGCCGGACCCAGGATCCACGCCTCGATGGCGGCCTTGATTTCAGGCCAATCCGAGCGCCGAACGCCCAAAAACGGCCTCTTTGGGATGGCGGGCATGGTGCGCCCGCTCCTCGTGCTGCTCCTCCAGCCTATGCCGAACTGATGCACCGCCGCGTAGACCACGTCCGTGCCCACCCGCACGCTGCGCCTTGCGGGGCTGGGATGGATCGACTTGAACAAGGTGGCTGTATCGACCAGGATGTGGCCCTTGTGGCGCCTTCGCCTGAGGGTGGCAGGGGCCAGAGGGGCCCAGCGTCGGCCGTCGGGTGAGCGCTCCTCTTCGAAGTTTCGCTGGACGCTTTCGGTGACGATCTCGCCGATCTCGGCCATGACGGGCCTCATGTCCGCCAGGGCCCGGGCCAACCGCTCCATGAGGGCGCTCACCCTTTCATGCCTCACCGTGATTTCGAGATTGATACCCGCCATCGCTTACTCAATAGTTGTCGAGCGTCCCGGTGGTGCCGTCCGACGACCGTCCCCGGGTGAAGATGCGGTCGTCCTTGCTGGTGGTGACGTCCACGCCGTAATCGGCGTCCTTGCCGGGGTCCGGGACGTCCAGCCTGCGATCACCCCTGGCGATGCGGTCGAGGAGCCTGCGCGCCTCGTCGCAGCGCTTGGCCCGGGTTTCGGGCAAGGTGTCGTCCCTGCGGGCGTAAAGGTTGCACACGGCCAGGTCCACGCTGATCTTCCTGACCAGGGCGGGCGTGCTTGAAAGCGGCAGGCTGTAGCGTACGGCCAGGGCCGAGTCGATCTCTTCGTCCGCATCCGCGATGGCCCTGGCTACCACTTCGGCATCTATCGTGCCGATGCCCGCGTCGTCCGTGAGCTGCACGAGGGTGTCCCGGTCGAGGGTGTATTCGATGTCGTCCTGGGTGCAATAGCTCATCGCCGCCTTCCCCCGGTCACTCGCTGTCGGCCATCAGGGCGAGGAGGTCGGCCTTCTTTGCTCCGGCCGGGATCTTTACCCCCTGCGCCTCGAGGGCCGCGCGAAGGTCCTGCACGGTCATGGATTCAAGCGAGCCCGGACCATCTTCTACGGCCTTGAACCGCTGTTTCTTGCTCGTTGCCAGGAGTTCCTCGCCGAACTCGTCGGGGTAGTCCTTGACCTCTCCCCTGGCGTGCGGCCCGTAAGGCGCCACGTTCACCGCGCGGCTCGGACCCAGGTATATGATCTTCATGTCGTATCTCCTTTCAGGGCGCCCCGCCCCGCCGGCATGGCGGGGGGGCGCTCGCGGGAAGATCGTGTGTGATGGGGTTTCGGACGCCTATCAGGTCGCGTACGTGTCTTTCCACAGATACCCTGCGTCTGATGCGATCACGGTGATGTCCGTCTCCTCGGCCACCTCGTAGACGTCCTGGTGCTCGGCCGGCTCGCGCCAGGTGGAGGTCCTGCGGGGCAGGCCGTTTTCGTATGCAATGCGCACCTGCATGCCGGCGGTCACCACTTTGAGCCCTACCCGCCTGGGGCGATAGAACAAAAACCCCATGCCCTTGTCCGCGTTCACCGTCCAGATGTCCACCGCGTTGAAGTCGTCGCCCGCAGCGGTCTCCTCCGCGTCCGAGTAGATGGCCGAGCCCACCAGGACCTCGTCCAGGTCGAGGATCGCGGCGAGCAGGTCCCGGGTCAGGACCCCGCGCTGCGTGTACTTGATCTTGTCCAGGATGGCCTCGCATTCTTTCAACGCCATGTAGGTGGCGTAGTCGATGACCAAGGCGTTGGGGATGAGCCCGGTGGCGGCCTTGATGGCCTTTTTCCCCGTGGTGATATCGGTTAGAAAGGTGTTCGTGGACCCTGAAGGAGACCACAGGCCCTCGGCGTCCTCGCCGCCCGCGTTGCCGTCCACCCAGGTGGTGCCGGTGATGGCGGCGGCCACGCGACGCTCCTTTTTGAGATCCACCTTGTCCGTGGCGAACTCGATGGCGTCCTGCTCCGGTTGCACGGTCGGCGCGCCCTGGGCTTTGGCGAACCGGCGGTCTTCGTCGGTCACCTCCTTGGCGAAGGAGAACTCTTCGGTGGCCACGGAGACCGTTGTGAGCGGGTAGCCCCCGCGCCGGGCCCGCGTGCCCGGGGCCCTGACCCCGGCCTCGTCGCGGAACCACGCGCCCTTCTGATACTTGGTGATCTTGGCCTTGGGGTCCGCACCGTCGAGGATCGGAAAGACCCTGTCGGCGATATAGCCCTTGTTCCGGTAGGCCACCGACACGTTGGCCAGGGGCCCGGCGATGATCTGTTCCTTGATGTTGGGTTGCGGCATTGGTCGCCTCCTTTCCTAAGCGTGGACGGTCAAGGGCGCCAGCAGCAGGGTGCCGAGATCGTCCTCGTCACCGCCCTCGAGCAGCACGCCCACGGGATATTGAGTGCTCGCCGCGGCCTTGGCCTTGCCCGCGTCGCTGGCCGACACGTACTCGAGCGCCACGATGGCGCCCACGGCGAGCGTTGCGCCCAGGACCACCTTGGTGACGCCGCCGCACCCGATGGGTCGCACGCTCGCCGCCTCGCCCGCCTCCGGGGCGTTCTGGAGCACGCCCAGCGGCACGTCGGTGGCGGCATTGGGCCGCCGGACCTTCTTGGACGTGGCGTCCAGGACCACGATGCGATACTGGTCGTTGGACAGGTCCTCGTCCGCCTCGAACGAAAGGTCTATGACCTTGTTTTCGTAAGCCATGATCTATCTCCCTCCTTTGTCCTTTCCGCCGGGGCCGGGCTCATGCCGCGGCGGACAGTTCCCTGCTGTATTCGTCCACCAGGCCGGGGTTTTCCTTCTGCACCTCGGCGAAGGCCGCGCCATAGTCCAGGTCCTTTTCCGCCATCCTCTTGCGGGTGAGGGCATCGAGCTTTGAGGCGGCGTCCCCATCCCCCGGGGCACCGTCCCTGCCTGCGATCTCGTCGAACGAGATCAGTTTGGGCAGGCCGGCCACGAAGTCCTTGAACCAGGCTAGGGGGGTTTCCTTCTTGCCCTCGGCGAATGAGACCTCTGCTTCGGCGTCGAGGCGTTCCATGAATTCCTTTATGCCCGCCTTGACCCAGGCGGGAGCCAGTTTGCCGTCCTGCATCCGGGCGTCGCACCACTCGGATATCTCTTTCCTGCGGGCCTCCGCAGCGCGTTTCCGTTCCTTTTCAGCGAACTCTTTTTGCGCCTCTTCCCTGGCCTTGCGGGCGGCTTCTTCCCTGGCCTTTTTCAGGTCCTCCTCTGAAAACTGCTTTCCCATTCGGTCCTCCTTTTTCGGCGTTCCCGAGGCGGGCAGCGCGGGAAGCTCCAGGCCGGGATCCGCCTCCACCTGCTTCCAGAACTTGAAAATTTCCACGAAGTCCTTGAACGTCATTTTCCCCTCCTCCATGCCGGTCGTTCCGACCTTGAATTTTTTCCTGAATTTATCTAGTCGCGCGGTGATGATCGCGCGTTCTTCGGGAGTGTATTGGGCGCGGTTCGTCTCCCTGCCCCAGTAGCTCGCCGCGGCCCTGACCTGCGCTGCGTCGGGGCAGGGGTAGCGGTAGTTGACGGGGTCGAGCCACTGCTCATCCGGCACCCCCGCCCATTGGGCGGGCTTGGTGACGTGCCCCCCCTCCTTGACGGCGATGCCGTATTTCTTGGCCCGGGCGGCCCGGGCTGCCTTGTCGTCGGAGGCGGCGAACTCGAATGTGGCCGCGGTCTCGCCGTCGTCCCCGAATTTCAGGTCGGCCAGGCCCTTTACCGCCGGGGGCATGGCGCCGAGGAAGCCCACGTGGCGGAGCCTTCCGTCCGGGTAGAACGATGCCGAGCGCTTCTTGAACAGGCCGGACCTCACCATCTCCTCAAACTCGGGGACCACCTGCTTGAATCGCGCAAGGAGGACCTTTGCCCCGTTCCTGACCCCGCTTTTGAGGGCCTCCACCCACCCGAACGCGGGCGAATTCTCCCGGGGGTGGCCTACGACCAGGGGCGGCTCGTGTTCCTTGGGGTCGAACGTTGTCAGCGCCCTGTCGATGATTTGATCGCCGTCGTGCTCCCGGCCGCGGCTGTCCACCTGGCGGCCCCCCTCGAAGATCTCTATCCAGTCATCAAAACCCTTGAAATCAGGCATGGTCTGAGCCTCCTCTCGTCCGGGGGGGCGCAAAAAAAACACCCCACCGCTTGATCAAACACAGGATGATCAAACGATGGGGCGGTTTATACGGATTATACGGATGCCCCGGTTGTCCCGTTTGCTATATCAGACGATACAACAAACGATATGGCAAACGACGCGCTGGTAGCCTCAGCGCTTGGGCTCGAAGAGGATCCCGCCGTCGCCGGGATAAGGCTCCCTGTGGTCGTGGCGGCCCGTCAGGATGTCGAAGGGGATCTCGTCAAACGCCTTGCACGAGCGTCCCCCGCGGTCATGCCTGCATTTCATGCACTGGATTTCGCCGAAAAGCTCTTCGGCATATTCGGCTTCCAGCTTTTGGAACTCCTTGGTGCCCTTGTTCCTTGCCATTTAGACGCCTCTCTTCGATTTCGGCTTGAGCCTCATATAAACGATGTCGGGCCGGCCGAACCTGTCATAGTCCCAGTCTTTCGGTGCGTACTTGTCGTCCCAGGCAATGCGGTCATATTCCTTGAACCCGAAACGATTATAAAATTCCGGCAGCTTTCCGTCAATGCAATCCAGCGACCTGGCGCCCCTTTCTATTGCATCCGCCACCACTTCGGCGCCCCTGCGCGCGCCGGGAAGCGAAAAAACCGAGATCAGATCCCTGTCCCTGGTGATCGCATATCCCGCAAGGCCGTCCCGCGTCATGTAGACCTCCGCCCCCAGGCGGCGGTAGTCCTTGGCCGAATGTGGCGTCACAAAGGCCTTCAGATGCTTGGGCAGCCGGTCGCGGTTTCGAATGAAGTCCCTGACGCCGGCGTCCGTTTCGGCCTTGTGAAACAAGACCTTTTTGAGCGCAGCCCGGAGCAGCACCCGGGCCTCGGGGGAAAAGCCCTTCATGTCAGGCTTCCACGCGTCAAGGCCCGCGGCGCCCGGATTGTAGCGCCAGCCCTCGTCGGGCTTTTCCGAAACCCCCCTTCGCTGCTCCCGCAGCCCCCGCTCTTGCATCTGGCGGGCGCTCAAGCTCCTGACGTAACACCTGCACCCGAAACCGTTGGGCGGATACCACTGGTTCCAGACGGGGTGGTCGGCGTGAAAGACCTTGCCGTCCATCGCCGCGTGGGCGGGCCTGGTGCTCGAATCCAGCACGGCCTTGTATTGCCAAAAGGGCCGCCGGTTCTTGACTTCCTGCATCTGCCTCCAGCGCCCCACGCTGTAAGCGGTCTGGACGTTGGTCCGGAAGATGTTCTCGATACGCCAGCCCGTCAGGCGCTTGCGCCTCGTGCCGTCGGGCAGCTCCACCTCGGCCCGTTCACCCCTGGGGGCCATCCAGCCCTTGCGCTCCAGGCGCAACGCCAGGGTCTTGCGGAACTCGGCCAGGGACCGACCTTCGGAAAGCGCCAGGTCAAGCTCGCGCCTGATGTCTTCGAGCACCTCCATCGCGGTCACGCGGGCCACGGTGAAGGCCCTCGCGTGCATCTCCTGCCATACGTCCCGCCAGGACCGGGCCGATACGGCATAGCCCTTGCGCCTGAAATATTCGATGGCCTCCGGGAAGGACAGGCCGCCGTATCCGGCCCCGGGCATTATTGTTCATCCTCCGCGGCGGCATAGCCCGCAAGCCCCGCCGCCAGCATGGCCCTGGTCAGGACCTGCTCGAAGCGCCCGCCGTCGAGGCGGGGGTAGAGCGCATAGATCTTTTCCGCCACGTCCTCTACGGAATCAGACGCCTCGATCATACCCAGGATCGGCTCCACGAGCGCGGAAACGGCGCCCTGGGCGTCTTTTTCGGTGTCTTGAATAATCCGGCCCGCGGCATCCCGGGAAAATCGATCCTCGGCGAAATTCTGGGCCCCTGGGGCGCGTACGGGCGTCAGGACGGGGTCCGATTCGGCCGGCTCGGGGACGCCATAGGTCTCGTAGAAGTACCGCTTGGGGACGGGCAGGCCGATTTCTTTGACCAGGATCCGGTCCCTGTCCGCGAGCTCCTTGAGGTCCTGCTCGGCCGATATCCGCGTGCGAAGCCGGGGATAGGCCGTCACACCGGGGAAGTTGTAATCCACGATCCACCGGACCAGGCTGTTGTTGAGGCACTCGTCCAGGAGCCCGGCGTCGGCCTCCAGTATGTCCTGCTTGGTTGCGGCCTGGGATTCTTCGTTGCCGAGCTTGCCGGGGGTGCCCTCGGTCGAGGCGGTCTGGCCCAGGACCGTCTTGGAGATCTGCTTGTCCATGTACTCGCACAGCGATTCGTAGGAGACATTGCCGGACCGGGCGGCCTCGAGCAGATCGATCGCCATCGTGTTGGGGATCTTGATGCCCGTTTCGTTGTGGATGGCCTCGAGGGCGTCCATGAGGCTTTTCTGCTGCTCGGGCGGGGTGCCGGGAGGGTATTTCCCCACCGTTGTCGGCATGCCGAATTTTTCCAGGAAAATCAGCCAGAACTTGATTCCGTTCTTCTTGAACCATACCGGCCACCACAGCTTTTGGCCCAGGCCCTTGCCGTAGGGGTTGTCGCTGGAGCCGTAGGTGAACCTGATGAACTTGCGATCGGGAACCGGCTCGCCTTCAACCATGTTTTCCGGGGTGAGGAGCCGCAGCTTTCGATCGATGGTGAAGGAGAACCTGTTCGGGTGTTTGCACCGGATCCTGCCGGGCACGACATCCCCGTCACGGATCTCCCACATCACTTCGGCCACATAGAAGCCGTACAGGATGGCCTGGAGCAACTCCTGTCGCGCCTGGTTGAAGTTGGTGTTATCGAGGACCGCGCGAACGAAGTCCGCTACGGCCTGCGCCTTTGTCGTCCGGGCGGGCCGTCCCCTGCCTGGCGCATCGTCGGCCGGCAGGACCTCCCAGGGCCGGCTCACCACGGCCAGGTACCTCGACTGCAGTACCGCGCCCGCGTGGGGATCGCGGTCCACCTCGTCATAGAGCTTGAGCCCCCGGCCTGCCGCCTCGGTGCGCAGGGTGGGGTCGGGATTCTCGAGCCGGTTGAGCCAGCCCGCGAAGATGTCGATATCCTTGGACGCGGTTGCGATCTCGTCCGTGGTCGGGATCGGCCTTTTTTGTTCATCCCCCGCCATTTACGCCCCCATGTAGGCACTCATGCGCGTATAGTGCCGCCGCTGCCCGGTGGATTCGAATTCGATGGGCCCGCCCTCGATGTTTCTGGCCGCATATACCGCCAGGCACTTGGCGATGGCCGCGTCCCCGTGCCGCTTGCCGCCCAGCCTGCTCTCGGTGCGCTGATCCCGCGGGACCATCGGCACGCCCCGGACCTTCTTCACAGCCCTGAAATCGTCCAGGATGTCGGCGTCCCTGGGGATCGTCGTGGTACGGTCTTCGAAGCACGCCTTCATGGGAGGCATGTTCTGGATGTACCACCCGGACGACAAAGAGACCTCCTCGATCCTGTCCGCCCCGAATTTCTGCCGCGCCCGCTCGGCCAGGTACGCGCCGTTGCCGCCCTTGTCGAGCGCCCCGCCGCGGAACATGGGCAGCCGCTCCACCAGGTAGAAGAGGGCCTGTTCCTGTTGCTGGAAAGGGCAGTCGCGCAGTTCCACGACGAACGGTGTCCAGTAGGCCGACCCGGGGCTGTCCTGGAGTGGCCAGACGACCGTGAGGTCGGAGACGCGGCCGAAGTCCTCGCCGATCCAGGTGGCCCGGCTCGGCATCTGCGACAGGCGGGGGGCCAGCTCTTCCTTGCACCACGCCTCCACCTCGGCATATCGCCGCGTATCGGGCCAGTCGACGAAATCCTTGCCCGGCGGAGACCACCGCAGGACCGGGATTTCGTCTGACATGCACGCCTCGATCATGTTGCGGGTCAGGTATGTGCCGCCCCCCCTGGCGGGAATGCAGAAAAGCTCCTCGTCCGCGTCATCGCCGTAAAATTGCACCAGGGAAGACCGCCATTCCGCTTCGCCTTCGGCCGACCACGCCTTGCCCAGGCGCAGGCAGATGCGCCTGTAAAGGCCCTGGTCGAGGGCCTCGTCCAGGGTGATTCGGTGCAGCGAATAGGGCTTCTTCCCGGCGCGGATTTCGTTGCACAGGTCATTGAACGGGTGGTCGTCTCCGTTGTGAGTCGAGATGATCACCACCCTGCCGCCCCAGATGAGCATGGCGATGGCGGCCTTGATGAGGCCCGGCAGGTCGTCGTGGAACGCCGCCTCGTCGATCACGATCTTGCCCTGCTTGCCTCTCAGGTTGGCGGGACGGGAGGACAGGGCCGTCACCTTGAACCCTGACGCGAACCGTATCCGGAATGCCGCGATGGCCTTTTCGGGATCGTCATCCTTGAAGACAAACTCTTCGACGTCCGATCCCGTCAGGCTGTAATGCCTCGCCCAGCCGGCCACGTCCTCGATGAACTCCAGCGCCATGTCGCGGTTATAGCCGATGTACCAGACATCCATGCCGTGCTCGGATGCGGCCAGCAGGGCGTCCTCCCCGGCCTCGGCCCACGACAGGCCGATCCGGCGCGATTTCTCGCAGACCTTGACCTGCGCCCTGTCCGCCGCCCACCGCTGCTGGTAGGGCAGGAACGCTGACGGCGTGCGCAGGGCGCGATTTTCTTTTGGGACGGGTCCCTTCATGAGATTCCCAGGATCCTCCGCTTGATATCTTCGACGACGTCGTCCGAAAGGCCGCGCTTCTTTTCGTCCGGAGCGGCGGCCTTGAGGTCCCGGCAAAGATCCAGGGCCTTTTTCATGTCGCGCACCCCGGCCAGGCTGACCGTCTCGGGGCGCGACAGCATGGCGTTGAGCCTGGACTGGATAGCATCCTCGAGGGCCGAAACCGCATCCTCCGGAGTCCGGATGTCCCGCACCTTGCCGACCGTAACGTCCGGCGCGGCCGCATCTTCCGCCAGGGCTTTCGCGGCGGCCGCCTCGAGGCGCGAGACGGCATAGACGTCCTGCGGGTCCAGCGACTTGAGAGCCTTGGCGATCAGGCGCCGGCGGAGCTCGACCGTGTTGCGGCGTATCTCGGCCAAGGCCCTGCGGTACGCCCGCTTTCGCTCTCCCCAGCCCTCGTCCGCGCTCCAGTACTCCAGCGTGCGGCGCGATATGCCGGTGACCTCGGCAATGGTCCTGAGGCTTCGGCCGCCCACGACATAGAGTTCCTCGGCCCTCTCCTTTTCCTCCAGGGGGATCCCGCGCGGCATCCTCAGTTCTCCATGCCCAGGGCCTTCTTCACGGCCGCGATTTCCGCCAGGGCCGCCTTGTACTCGATATGCACCGATGCCAGGTCCAGCATTTGCGCCGCAGCCGTCTCCACGTCCAGGTCGCGGGGTTGCTCAAAGGGGTCCAGGAGATCCCGCACGCTTTTGACCAGTCCCCTGATTCTCAATTCCAATCGCCGCGCCTCTTGCTCTTTTTCGAGCAGGCGGCCCTTGAATTTCAGCGTCTCGGTGCTCATCCCGTACCCCCCTCTCGCCGTACCATCGGGCAGAACTGGTTATCCCTGATGGCGCTTGTAAGTTCTGAAAACGTTTGCGTATTCAGGATCACCACGTCCTTGAGGTCCTTGGCCAAATCCTCGTAGGCCTTGACCAGCTTGACGTTGGACTCGTACATGCGGGCCATCTCCTCGAACCGCTTGCGCGAGGCGCCGGCAAGGAGCAAACTCAAAACCCAGGGGCCGGCGACGACAAAGCACAGGATCATGCCCAGGGGCCACGCGCTCACATGCCTGAATATCGAAACGAGGGCCACGAGGGCCGAGATCTGATCCGGGGTCATGATGCGCCTCCGGTGATGAGGTTGATGAGTTTATTTTTGATCCCGCGGCGCTCGGCCGAGCGCGCGATGACCCATGTGGTGCAGATGCCGCCCCATGCCATCCAGAACTCCGCAGGCAGGGACAGGGAGGGCATTTGCGGCAGGGCCTCGCCACGGACCAGGACCGCCAAATACCCGACCAGGGGCAGGAGCACGTGGTTGATCCCGATGAAGGCAAGACCCGCATAGATCACCGAGGGCCGCGCCCGCTTGGTGTAGGCGTCTCCCTGCTGGAGCTCCGCCACCATGATCGCCTTCTTGGCCTCCAGCACCGCGTCTTCCCTGCGCTGCAGCAACTCCTGCAATTCCAGTTGCTTCTGGGCCTTTTGCGCCTCCGACATGGATGGGGGCAGAAAACGGTCCACAAGGCTTTTGGCCAGGTCGGCTACAGATCCGATGCCCGTCAGATCAAGCCCCATGTCATTGGCCTCCCCGGGGCATCCTGCGCCTGCGCATCTCGCGCATCTTTTGGCGAAGCTCGTCCTCGGTGAAATAATTGTTGGGGTTGTCCATATGTCCCTTGGGAATCTTCACCGGACCCAGGGGGTAGACCAGGATGTAGACGTCCTCGGCAGGGCACGGCCGATTATGGGATATGCAACCCCCCATAGCGGCGAGAGCCGAAAAGACCATGACGGCCAACAGGATCACCATGCTCCTTTTCATGACGCACCTCCTTCAGGCATAGATCCAGATCACCCGTGGGGCCTTGGACCTGTCGATGTCCAGGTGTATGAAATTCTTGCCGATCCCCATCCGGTGAAAGCCCAGGCGGATGGCGGCCCCGATGATCCGGTAGCGGAGCCGGGACGCGTCGCAGGCCAGGTCCGCGGCCAGGCCCTTCTTATGGCTCGAGGTGGGCGATCCGCCCACGGCCCTGTTGTGGGCCTCGCAGCGATATCCGCTCGTCACGACGAGTCGCTCCCCCACCTCCTCCTCGAGGCGATGGACCATGCTCTCCAGGCGCACATCCACCCAGTTGCGGCCGCAGCCGCACCGACATGCGAAGCGGGGATCCGGCGTGTATTCGGTCATGTTTTTTTGTTCGATTGCACCCTGAGTTTCGGCCGAGAGGGTGGGGCCCGGGGAAAAGACAAGCCCGCCCCTCCGAGAGTCACAAGGTCTCGAAAAGGCGGGCTTTTATACGTATACGGCGCCCTTGAAACGATAGGTTGGGGAATGTGCCCTCTATTCTACGTGCCCGGGCTTGTTTTAGTCAATCTATTTTTCCACCTTCTCCACGATCACCTCGCCGTCCGTGTTGTAGATGGAGGCGCGGTTGACCTGGATGATGGGCCTTACACGGCGCTGCAACTGCCGCTCGAGGGCCGCTACGCGCGCCTCCAGGGACGAGCGCTCCACACTTCGGGCCTCCAAGGTCATGGAGATCAGGGCCAATATGGCCGCGTACAACATGACCGCCAGTATGGCAACCACGCGGGTCATTGCGATGCCTTCCTTTCCCGATCCTCCGCGACGCGCACCATCGACACTATGCCCGTGATGCGCCCATCCGTGTATGAAAGCTCTATTCGGCCGGTAAAACGTTCATTTCTCAACTTGGTGGCCAGGCGACGCAAAAATACGATATCGCGTTGGGCCTCCTTGATCCTGTCCGTTGCCGATGCCATGTCAATCCACCCCTTTCAGTTTCAGGCTGGCGATGAGCTCGGCCGAGCGCCTCCGTACTTCCTCCGGCGAGAGGACCCCGTCCTCGACCCGCGCGAAGTCTCCGGCCCGGGCCTGTGCCTCGGCGCGGCGGCGGTCCTCGCGGGCCTGCTCCTCGTCCGCGGTCAGGCCCTCGGCCGACAGGCGGCGTGCGTCCGAGAGGAGCATCCGCTTGAGATAATTGTGGTTTTGAAATCCCAGCTTGCCCATGTTGCAGATGGTTTGCAAGGATTCATAGACCCTTTTCCTGGCGGTGCGATAGGTCTTGCCGTCGAAGTCGAACTGCTCGGTGGACCAGAGTTTCAGCACCTCGCGCAGAATCCGCACGCGCTTTTTCAGGGTCACCCTGGAAGTGTCCGTGGCGCGGAAGCAGTCAACGTACTCGTTCACTATGTGCCACGCGGGCCCCAGGCCCGCGGCCAGTTCGGCCCGCTGCCGCCAGAGGTCGGCGGCGTCCAGGGTGTCCACGTCAAAGGATCTCTCGCAGTGGGGGCATGTGAGCTTCGGCATTACCAGCCCCTGAGGCGGCGGAGGTAATCGCTGTTGTCATGAGCGTCGCAGATACAGCGTGGGTTGATTCGGTATGCACGGCCGTGCTCGAGCCCCATAATGCGGCACCTGGGCTCTGTGCGCAGTACCGCACCTCCAATGCCTTTAACCACGAAGTCCGCCACATAATGGTTGCACTCGCTGCAATCATGGGCTGTGCCGCCCCGCCTGTAGTTCAACTCGATCTTCTTCTTGAGTCTCCGGCCACCCATATCGCCCCTAGTCCTCCATCGTAAATATGTCGCGCACCGTGATTACAAGCAGATAGGCCCCGACGAGCAGGACCGCCGTGCCCAAGTAAGGCCACAGCGCATTGAACCACGCGGCGAAAACAGGATCAATCGTTTGCATAGCCGTCCTCCTTGAGCCCTCGCTTGGTGTAATAAAGGGCCTGGTATTCGACGGGTCGCACATCCACACAAACGGCAGTCTCGAAACCATAGGCGCCCCACAGGCGGCCGAAACAGACGATGCACACCTTGCCCGCGGGCAGGAGGTAGTGCTCGGCCACGAAGCCCACCTCCTGTTCATCGTCGTACCAATCAAGGGATCTGCCGCATACGGCGCAGCGCAGAGCGTCATGTCCATCAGGCGCCGTCTTGCGCACAGGGGCCGGGGATGGGTCCGGTCGAGTCTGGGCCTGTCTGATCCCGCCGCGTTTCGCTCGGCTCCTCCCACGGTGGAGCCTGCTGACGCACTTCTTGCACACGCTCTTCCGTCCGAACTTGCCCCGGGCGTCCCTGTGGAATGCGTCCAGCGGTTTTTCCTCCCCGCACGAGGAGCATCGCTTGTGCTGGGGGGGGCCGGACTTCGCGGCACCGCCATTTTTTGCAGGGGCCCCCTTTCGCCCCTTGGCAATGCAGGCCCTGCAAACGTGCATATGCCCGTCACGCGAGCGGTACTGCCTGGGGAAATCCTCCAGGGGCTTCTTCTCGCGGCAACGCTCACAGGTCTTTTCGGTCTGGGTCATAACGCCTCCTCTCTTTTTGGTCCGGGGCACGACGCTGCCCCTGGCCGGCCTTCGGCGCCCATGTAACGGGTCCGCATCGCAGTCTTCGAGGCCGCCCTTCTGCCAGAGCGCGTAGTGGCGGCGGCAGAAGCCGCGGCCGTAATGTTTCTCGTCGCAGCCTTCGACCTTGCAGCCGCGCTCACGGGGCACATGAACCTCCATGCCCAGCTCCTCGCAGACGGCATCGCCCTGGGCGCAGTCGATACAAGGCTCGAAATCGGGGGTGTCCACCGGGATGCCGCCCGTAGCCTGGGTGCAGGCGCGGCGACGCCGCTCGGCGCAGCGGACCTTGAGCATCCGGCAGCGGAAGCGCTCGCAGATGAAAAAGTCCTCTTCCTTGAACTCTAAAACCGCGCTGTTCATCCCACCACCGTGACGACCTTGCGGGCCCGGGGGTCCACCTTGAGAGTGATTGCGAGATCCTTGTGCATGTACTGGGCCAGGATCCTCACCGGAAAACCCCGCGGCGTGTAAAGAATCGCGGGCCTGCGGGTCAAAAGGCTCTCGTCTATCAGTCGCTGCAGCTCTGCAGGCCCCGGCGGATCGGTTCCTACGCGTTCACGCCACCTTTTCCGGGCGTGCCTTGTCAGGGTGATTCCCGATGGCACGCAAGCGTTCGAGTTCGGCTTTTTTACAGTCATCACAAATCCCGTGTATCACACCGGTTATGCACCTGTCCCTCGTGCCCCCGAGGAGGCGGCCGCACCATGCGCAGACGCGGATCATGCCGGCACCTCCAGGAGCCGCAAAAAGTCGCGCAGATCATCCACCTGGTCGCGGATTTCATGGTAGTTGTCGCAGGCTTCGAGCTCGGCGATCCGCTCGCGGAAGTAAGCCGCCGCCTTGCGGCGATCCTCCGGAGGCATGCCCCTTACTGCTGCATCATCCATAATAGGCTCCACAGTGTTTTTGCTTCGCCCGGTACCGGACCGTGTTCACCAGGCGGCGGAGTTGGGCGTCATCGAGCCACCGCGGATCCGCCACGCCGAAGAGTTTGTAGCACAGGCCCCGCAGGGTCCTGGGCTTGTATCCCATTTCGGTCCACATGGCGTAAATCATCCTGATGGTTGGGTTTTCGTCGCGCGTGAAACCGTAATCCTCATCAGGGTCGCCCTTGCGCCAGTCCCGCAGGGAGGGCGGCACGGCAGGCGCGCGCAGCACAAGCCCGCGTGACTGAAAATGGTTGATCACGGCCGCGCGCTCGCCCAGGGTGAGGTCGGAAAGGCCCGCAACGGGCCTTCCCGTCACATCCTCGAAAAGCGGAAGCCAGGCATACTTATTCGCATCGTAAGGCATTCCCAGCGCGGCGAAGGCGCCGTGAAGCAGCCTGTTTTGGCGGCGGTAGATCTGCGAGGCCGTACGTTTTTCGTGTCGGGCGGGCATCATCCCTCCAGGTCGCTGATGAGGGCTTGCAATTCTCGCGTCTTGGCGCGCATCCGCTCCAGGCGGTCGCGCTCGAGGAGGACGCCGCCCTGGAAGTATTTTTCCCGAAGATTTCTCAAGTTACGTGCAAAAAGTTCCGGCTCCCGGGTCATCTTGGCCAGGAGGGCGTCCACGATCCTGGGCGCCATGTGGCGCCCCTCGCGCCGGAGCATGCGGGGCAGCGGCGCCGTGCGGTCAACCAATTCGTCGAACTCGAAGGCCAACTGTTCCACGGCCTCCACCACGGCGGCCTGCCGCCCGCGGGAGGCCTTGACCAGGCCCGTAAGGCCCCGCTTTCGGAACGAGGAGTAGAAATCACGGGCCTCCTCGTCGTTTGCGGCGATCCAGTAGCCGCCCGCGTTTCCCGGCCGGGACAGCACTGGGATGTGTTCGTGCATCGTCAGGATATGATTTTGCAGCCTGCGCACCGTGCGCTTCCATTCCTCGAGGACCGGCGTCATAGTGGGCTCGGCGCCCGTGACCGACACGCAAACCTTGCAGGCCAGGTCAAAGGCCGATACGCGGTTTTCGTGGCCCACGTGCTCAATCCACAGCGCACCCACGAAGGCGGATTCGAGCCTCGTGAGGCGCTTGTCGTGAAAGCCCGTGCGTGGGTTGAATCCAAGGTCTTCGAGCCTCATGTCTCAAGCTCCTTTTGCGCCCTTTCGATGGCCCTGGCGGCCTCCTCCAGCGCTTTTCGCACCGCGGCGCGGCGGGTTTTGTGGTATAGGCTCGCCCGGGCACTTTCACGCTTGTCCACAGGGACGGTCACGGGCATGGGCCTGGCCCTGCGGAATCGGCCGGGCGAGGTGCGCACGGCCCATCCCTCAACGCAAAGCCACGAGCAGAAACGCTTAGCCTGGCCGTAGCCGATGTCCGTGAGCTGCGTAATGTCGCGCAGCGAAAAGTCCGCGGCGGGGATGTGCCGGACCACGTTCCACATGCGCTGGCGGTTGGTCACCCTGCCGGGCTTGGGTGTATAACGGTAGAGCTCGGGGCATCGCGAACAACCGCGAGCCCTTTCGGAGGGGCCCTGGTTGTTCACGCGCGCCATTTCGCCGCGCGCAACGAAGTTCCGGATGTAGGCGCTCACGTTCTTTTTTTCTTGCGCGGTGGCCACCTCCACGGCATCCGCCAGCTCTGAGGCCGTAAAGGTGCCCAGGCGCTTGGCCGCGGCGCGGATACGGTCTGAAAACCTTGGTGTGTCCATTATGCAGCCTTTCGCACCTTGAGGTGTTGGGCCTTTACGAGATCCAGATCATTGGCGCGGGCGATGCGCTCGGCCTTGTAGAGCTCATTGATGATCCTTCGGATCCTGCCGCCCGTGATCGTTGCGATCTCCTCGACGGCCGAATCGTCCAGGGCGACCTCGCAGACCTGCGCCGAGAAACGCTTGACGTCCTCGGGCCCAAGGGCGCGGAAGCGCATGACATGAGAGGCCAGCCGGTCGTAGAGGTGACGGAAACGGGCGATCTTGCGCTCTGCGTCCATCATACCGATGAGGATGATCGCGACACCGGTCTCATCCGCCAGGTCCCGCAGGGTCTGAAGTCCCCGTCCCGCGCCGGCGAGGTAGTCTATCTCGTCCACCATCACCGCGCGGCCGGTCTCGCGCAGGACCTCCACCGCCTGCGTGTACAGGTCGCTCGTGCGGTATGCCGGGGCCTGGCCCAGCTCCACCACCAGGCCCTCGAGCAGGCTCCTGAGCGTCGTGTGCTCCTTGGCGCGGTAGTAGGCCGCGTTGATCTTGTCAGACAGCCAGATAGCGGTCCTGGTCTTGCCCAGGCCAGGCTCCCCGTATACCAGCCCCATGCCGTCGACGCCGCGGTTGCGCTGCGTGAGGGAATTCACCAGGGAAACCATGAGCTCGACGTTCCGGGTCATCGCGAAGACGTTTTTCATACAGCCCTCCCAGCCCTACTCATAGGGCATCACGAAGATTTGGTAGTATTCTTCCGTTCCCTCGTATCCTTCCATGAAGCCCCGCTCCCGCTCCGTGAGGCGGCGGCGGTCCTTTTGCGCGAGCAGGTACTTGTAGCGATCGAGCTTGGTCTCGAAGATGGGGGTCTCGTCGCCGCCCGGCCTGAGGGGGACCACCTTTTCGGGCGGCGCGGCCCGCATGGGCTCCCAGTCGGGCGCCCCATGCTCCGGTCCGGGGTCGGGCTCGAGGATCGCCTTCGAGGCCTCGACGACCTGTTCGCTGACGAACTCTTCCTCCCTCTGGAATGATATGACGCGGCCCTGGGCCTTTGCTTTCGCCTCGATGAGCTCGGTCATGGGATCCCCGACCTCTTTGGCCAGGGCCTTGAGGGCCTTGACCTGCTCGCGCACGCGCTTTTTCTGCCGCGCGCGGGCGACATTGGCCTCTTCCACGGTGAGACCTTCAAGGGCGGCGTCCTTTGCGACGCAGATGAAGCGCATCGCCGGGGGCAAGGAAAACACGTACAGGGTGCCGGCGTCTGACAGGTCGCGCCTGATCTGTACCTTTCGGCCGATCCAGTCGGCGAGCTCCACGGCCACGTAGACGCCGTTGTCATAACGGATGCCGTTCTTCAACACGGTGGGCGTGCCGGCCGGCGCCAGCAGGATGTCCAGGACCCTCTCGTCCATGATCTTGCGCACGGGGCGGGTGCTCTCCCCGGCCTTTTGCTCCGGGCTCATGCCGATGCCGGCGTGTACCTGGCGGTGGTAGACGTTCTCAAGCCAGGCGTCGATCCTGTCTTGAAGCTCTTTTGCCGTAAGCCCGCAGGAGATGACCTCCCCTTTTGAAAACATGCGCTGGGCAAAGGACCTGGCCGCGCGCAGGTCCTGGGCCTGGGCCACGTTGTGACCCGTGAAGCCCTCAAGCTCTTCGAACAGGCCTTCGGTGAGGGTCCGGAAGAAGCGCTCGATGAACGGTTTAAGCTCGGGCGAAAACTTCGGGAGCGGCGGCTGCTCGATCCCCAGGGCAGAGCATGCAACGTCGATGTGCCTGGAGGCGTAATCCTGACCGTTGTCCTTGATCATGACGTCGAACAATCCCCAGTCCAGGATCACCTTGCGCATGAGGCCGGCGACGGCCTGGCTGCGCGCGGTGGGCACCACCAGGACCTTGGCCTTTCGGGAATAGATGTCGATGGCGCCGGTGATGGTGTAGCGCTTGCCGTCTGCGCACATCACGTCCGCAGGCGTGTTGTCGAACTCGAGCATGTGCAGGAAATAGACCGCCTTTTCGCCCGCATCGCCCATTGCGGCCTGGTAGGTGGAGCGCCACTTGTCAGGATTTCGCAGGAACGCCACGTACTCGGCGTTTTCACGCTCCCACTGGTCGATGAACCGGCGCACAGTGGCCTCGCTGGGCAGGTCCTGGCCCGCGAACTTGTTGCAGAGGTACTGGTAGATCCTTCGCGGCCTGCGGTGGACCTTTTCCACCTTGAGCGCGCGGATGTAGTCCTTCATCTCCGAACTCAAGGCGCAGAACCTCCGGCGGTTCCGGGTTGAATCCAGGAGGCCCGCCAGGCCGAAATCGCGCTTGAGAGCGCGCCAGCGGTCCAGGGAGGGCCGGGAAATACGGTCGATCAACCGGTAGACGTCCGGGTCGAGGCCGAGACCGTCGTTGCCCAGGTTGTAGCGCCGGACGAAGTCCCCCTTCAGTTTTGTCAGCGGGGTCTTCTTCGAGCGGCTCATCGCTTCGAAGGCCTCCACGATCGCCCCGCGCGCTTCGGCCTTGCGGCGCGACCAGCCCGGGGCGGACTCGAACTTGTCGAGGAGGGCCCTGGCCTGGGCCATATCGAGATCGTCACGGGTCGGCAGCACCATTCCTTTTATATAAGGAGAGGACTGCTGTACGATTTTGGCTTTGACGTCGGCCGGAAGGGCGGCGACCGGATAGCGCCGATCTCCCCGGCCGTTCACCACTTCGTGCGGCCAGGATTCTTTGTTGGAACGGATCTGCACGGCCCTTTCAGAAATACCGAGGCACCTGGCTAATTCCCGCGTGGACAAGGTTTCCGCGGCGCTTGTTGTCATTGCTCTATTTCCTTTAAGAACATTACACGCTTGCGCTTACGGGCCTGGATCTGTTTGGCCTGCTCGTCCAGGCGCTGGATCTCCGCCCGAAGGGCGTCTGGCCCCGGTAAGACGAACAGCCCGCAGAGCTCGCCCAGGATCCGCAGGGGCTCCGTGGACCCCGTGACATCGCAGAATGCCGGCAGGTATTCGGCCGGAACATGCCTCACGGGCCGACCGTTCACCTCGTCCGACTCCCGGGTCCAGGAGTCGATCATCTCCTTGGTGATGGTATGGGCCAGCAGGTGGCTCATCTGGCCCGCGATCTGGTGGCGCGATAGTGGTGAGGTCTTTATCGCCCGGCGGATGGCACCCCGCAGGTCGTCGATGCAGCGCATCCTGCCTTCTGCGGGGCCGGGCTCCTCAGGGGCGTTGAGCTCGCGGAGCAGGTCTAAAATGCTCAGTTGATTGTCGAATTTTCGGCGCGACTTAGGCATTGACCGGGTTAATCTTTAGGGTTATTAATAACCCTAACAATGGGTCGGGGTTTGCTTTCCAGGTAGTATTCCGGGAAGACCTCCCGATGGTCTTTTCCGATCGTAGCCGACACGGTGCGCATGACCCGGTCCGAGACCCGGCGCTTCCGGATCACCTCTCCGACGTGGAAATCGGAGACGCCCAGTTCTGCGGCGATGGCCTTCTGGGTAATGCCACGCCGCCTTAATTCAAACTGGATTTCTAGTGGAGTCATGCTGAGGCCTCCAAAAGGAGATTTATATGGCCGATCAAACGATCAACATTTCCGCTTCATCAACCCACCTTGAGGCATTGTTGCTCCTGAACGCCCTTTACCAGCTCCGGGCCATCTACCTGCTTCGCGACAAGAAGGAGCCGCCTGAAGATGAGCTGTTCAAAGAGGTGATGGCGGATTTAAAGCTCTTCACTAAAGCCATCTCCGAAACAAAAAAGGAATGGTCGGCCGGCGATCACGCACAAGGCGCATGACGGTTCTTGACCGCCGCCTGGATCCGTTCGGAGAGGCGGTCAATAAAGTCCTCATCGTTATAAAAATCGCTGGAGACCTGGATCGTCACCCCGGGTTTGTGTTTCTCAGTTTTACAGAGGCGCGATCCGACGTTCTTCAATGCCCTGATGAGTTCTTTTGCTCTCATGGTCGCCCTCGGGTTAACGTGGTGGATCGTCGGGGGCGCGGCAGAGGCCTTGAGGCACCGCCAGCGCTGTCAATCTTTAGGAGCGATATTGACAACGGTTATACACTGTATTTTTGTGGATGTCAACAACAAAACCGTTTCGCAATCGCTTTTTTTGTAAAGAAAGTCAAACACCCGAAATTTCATGGTTTTTTCGATTTTTCGCGTTTCGCAATCCATTTCGCAATTTAAACGGTGGATTGCGAAATGAAAAAAAGGGCAAATGACACTCCAAGACAGAATAAAACAGGTTCGCGGGGACCTCAGCCAAAAGGATTTCGCTCGGCGTATCGGGACGGGGCAAGCCATTGTATCCTCATGGGAATTAGGAAAAGCACAACCTACAGCGTCTAAACTCGAGGCAATTCGAAAAACCTTTGGCGTCAGTATCGACTGGCTCCTCACCGGACAGGGGAGCCCTTATATAAAGGATAGGGAACCTGGTACGGCGACACATCCGGGCAAGAAGCGGGAAGAGCCACCAGTGGTCGTTGCGGATCGCGATGGCTTATGGGGAAAGACTGCCCGCCACGAAATAGAGGATGCGACTTTTGAAGTAACCCTATTCGGCTCCGACGATGATAAGGAGGCGGCGAAAATCGAGGAGGTGAGAGAAGAGGACGAGGGGTCGCTCTTCCTGGATAAGACCGGGGAAGCGGTAAGCCAGTTGATGACAATTTTCAAAAGCAGGAACCGCACGTTAATCCGTGCCATCCTGGCGAATCTACAGGCTTTTTCATATGCCGCCGAGCAGGACAGGGCTGCATCTGATAGGATCTCTCAATTAGAGCAGGAATGCCGGGAGTTGAAAAAGCGGATCGCCGACATGGAAGAGAAATTTGAGTCCATAACTTCCGGCGGTCCTCAGCCAAGCGGACCCGCCACAGGATTAAAACAATCCGCGGCAACGTGATTTTTGTCTCTTTTTTTAATGGGAGCATATAATGAAAAGAGCTCTTATAGTTGCGGGTATTCTATTGATTTTTAACAACTTAACTTCTTGTACTACAGCCTATAATGTAAAGTATATACATAAACAAAATTACCATATCTCGGAACAGCTTATGGTTCCGGTGGGCGGGGTAATGATACAGAAGTCCAACCATCGTGTTTTTAGGGGTGTTGATTATCTGGACGACATGGAGGAAATAATCTATGTCGGGACAAAAGGCGATATTGTAACTCTTAACTATAGGCAAACCTACAATAAAGGATATCCGGTTAATTATACACACGACTTTGTTTATGACATTTCTAAATCAAGGGTTATTACTTTAAGGGAGTATCGAATGTTGATTATTGAGGCGTCAAATACGAGTATCACATTTAAAGTTGTGGCCGATTAATTTACCGGTGGCTTTGAGCCCGCGAAAAACGCGGATAAATAAAAAGGTGACCATCGCTACACCTTAGGGAGGCTATTGATGATCTACAAGGTGGTTGAGCAAAAACAGAAAAGTTTTCTGAGAGGTAAAATGAGGGCTTCTGATTTAGAGGCTGTAATTAACACGCACGCCGCCGAAGGATGGATCCTAGATCGGCTCGTAAGCGGGGAGACATTTTCTTTTCTGACTGGCGGCAAAGATGTCTTCTTGATTATATTCCGAAAAGAGTCGTAATCCCCTGGGGCAACGCAGCCCTTATTTTTTCTCAAGATACGTGCAAATTTGCCCGAAAAACGCCGCAAAACAACCGAAAAAAATTTTCATCATGAGAAATGGATTTATCTGGCTAGGTATGCGATTTCCTTTATCTTTTCAGCCAAATTCACAATATTTTCATTTCTCACCCCCCCTGACTGTCAACAGCCTGGGGGCGAGGGCCCTTGAGATGCCGGTGAC